ACATTAAATAGCCTTGGATCGACTCTATCTGTATTTATAGATATATCCGAAATAGCACTTATTTGTTCATCAGCACTAACTCTTTGAAAGGATTTAATCTGTAAGTCTTGTAAATCCTTCAAATTTTGAAGCGCAGTAGTTAACTGAGACTTACCAATTTGAACTAAAATAGAGCTGTAATTTGGATTACCCACAATAGTTCTTGAAATAAAAGAACCATACCATGGATGAATTGGATTAGATCCGGCCGTTGTCAGGCAAATCTTCAAAATATCTTGAATTAGTTTTTCACTATCTATGGCTGTTACTAAGGCTCCATTTGTGAGAACTAAGTCACCAGCACGTAATTTCAGGTCAAACGACATCTTCTAACGCTCCCGTTTACTTATGCTAAATTATTAGGTAAATCTAGAGGTTAGGTGCTTAAACCGTTATTTTTACTCAATTGCTTATAGATATCATCCATAAGGTTATAAAAATTCTTCATATTCTTCATTAAAGAAGCATGAGCGTTTGAAATACTGACTCTCGTGGAAGGAAGATCTGGATCTGATCCTGACAACGCAGCAAGGTCCAAATTTAATGAGACTATCATTCTGCTATAGGCATCATCATCTAAAAACCCCACCAAATCTTTTCTTGGCATAACATAAAGGGCGCCGATAATTGCAATAATATCGCACAGCCCCAAGCCACTAAATTCCCCCATTATAATTTCAATGGTTCGAAGTGCCGAATTAGCGATAGAGAGATCGTGGTCTCTTTGTTTATTTGAGCTATCTAATGATTCTTTTGTTAAATCACCCATGCCTTTGCTGGTATCATCGCCCCAAGTCGTAGAAAATTTATCAAAAGCCGTCCCACCTAAGTCCGGTTCTTTTGTCTTCATAGTTTGAGCATTAAATTGATTGGCGGCTTGAGCTAAAGTAGCATTGATAGTTTCCTTATCAGCGGCCGTAACAAAGTTATTGTTATCTCCAGTTGGAAGCTTGCTAGTAATGATGATTGGAGTTACTTGACTACCGCCCTCTGGGCCAGAGGTAGATACGGCGGGCACCCAATAATAAAGCGCCTGAGTAGCTTGAATATCAACTTGAGCTTGAACCAATTCCTTGCACATAGCAGCAATAATGAAAAGATATTTTTGAAATTGAATCTTATCATCTAATCCATAAAGGTCATTGCTTACTTGTTCAATAAGTTTTTTGTCAGTAATTGTAGGGATACTTAGAATTTCATTTTTAAGATTAGATTGACTGCTTGTTATATCTTTTTGATTTCTAGAATCAAAACGCTCTCTAATAATCTTCTCAATCAACGGTCTCTTAACAAAAGTATTTTCGCTAACTAAAAGTTTTGTCTTATCAAATACAAATGGAACGGCTACTTTTCTAGAGGCAGGATTACAGCTAAAGTCAATTCTAGGATCAACAATAAGTGGCTTAATATAATGATAACGAGTAGGGAATAACTTAGACTTATCAGGGCTATTTCCTAAAGAATCTACATACTCTGATAAGTTAACTTTATGTTCCCCAACAACACTTTTAAGTTCGCAGACATAGCTTTGATTTTTAATCTCAAAATCAAATGCATCGACGCTCTTATCAACTGGAACTGAAAATAGACGGATATTCAAACTTGAAGAGACGGCCAATGCACTAGCTGTAATAGTAACGGGGCGTACTTCCCAAATTGCCTTTATGTCATTAACATAGTTTTCACGTTTCGCGGAAAACTCTTTAAAACCTTGTAACGGACTATTTGCAATATTAATCTTTTCTGTTAATGGCATGCTCTTAACACCATCCATTACATCATGACCCGGATTATAAAACCTATCGCCATTACCTACAACTGGAAATCCAATAAGTCGAAGAAAGCAATGCAATCTACTTTCTTGCGGAGTATCTTCTATCTTTAGTGATTTATTAATGCCAGCAATAGTATCTATGTCGAAAGAATTCAAAGTATTTTTATCAACCTGAATATTAACATTTGATAAACTTCTATTAGCGTCTATTTCCTTAATGAAGTCAGTATAAATCTGATCAATATCAAACTTTAAATTCTGAGATGTCTCATTAAGAGAGGGATTAGGAGTAACCATTAGTTATCCCCGCCACTCTCTTTGGCCTGGTCACCCGCATCTCTTCTTGGCTGGCCATCGGTATCGCCTTCGCCCGTACCAACTCCGCCGCCCAAAGTGAATGGAGCGTAAATGAATCTGTATGGAATTTCTTGCAAGTCGTGAGTAGGAGATACATCAACATCATCTGGAATAGTGTTAGTACAGAAAGTTTGATTATCAAAAGAAACCATTAGGGTTCCATTACCTGGCGTAGCGCTAGTAATATTTGCAGTGAATGCTTGGTATCCATCATAAGTAAAGTTACCAACATTTCCAAAAGTAACGTGACCCTTAATACGGGCCGCTAAGTCATTACCAACTATAGTAGAAACTCCGGTACTTAGTGGTAGACCATTTCTTTCATTTAGGTTGACCGTCACTACGATTGGCAATGTGGTGAACTGCTGGCTTGGTGAGGCTACGATTGTGCTCTTACATGGATCGAATCCAATTCCAACCATTTGACCTAAAGCATTATTAGTATCTGTTCTAAGTTTATCAAGACAGATATCGCAAGTTGCCTGAAATACCGCAACTCCTGCGGCAGTCATATTGGCTCTTAGGCCTGTAATAGCGGTAGCTAAACACTCTTGAGCGGCTGCGGGACTTGGGAATGCAGGGCTATTAACTAGTCTGCCTAGTAATTGAGTTTTAAGGGCAATATCGCCAGCAAAGATATTATTGATAAAAGATCTATTGGTTGCAATAGATGGAACACATCCAAGAGTAACGATGTTCTTCTGTAGAAGAGGAGCGATATTTGGCTTGAAAATATATTCAACATTATTGAATTGGTACCCATCAGTAATCTTTAGATGTGGATTTGATGAAGCAAATCCCGGCATATGGAAAAAGTTCTCAAGGGTAGCTGGGATTAGCGTTGGAGTTACTCCGTCAGCAGCAAATCCAAATAGAGTGCTACCGTCATCTTCGAAGCCGATGCCGCCTGCTGGAATTCCAACTGCATTATAAATATCCGTAATAGATAAGTCACCGTTAGTTAATGATGTGCTTGGAACCTTAGTCAATATACAGTTAGTGAATTTGATAAAGCGAGCAGAACCTTGACGACCCCAGCTTGCTGGATTGTAGTACATTCTCATGTCAATGACATAAGGGGCCTGACGCGGATCAGTCGTATTGGTGTACGTCGCATCTGTTGGGAAGAAGACTGGCTTTGGAGAAATAGTTACATCATTAGCATCAAAGATATTTCTGAACTGTTCATTTAACCCTTGTTCAAGATCGAACAACTGCATACTCTCTGGACGAACATCAAAATTAAATGCACCACCAAAGGCGGCAGGTAACGACAAGGATGTGGCGACAGACACCTGCGGTAGATATCTGAAGTGACCAGTGGATCTCTGATATTGTTGCTTAACAATGGCTGGACATACATCGGGAGTACAGCAGTTATCTTCATCGCTTGGATCACCATCTTCACAAGGAGGAATATGGAATAGCAAGGAAAGAATATCTTTAATAACCTGAATGATGATATTAAAAATAGAGAATAGTACAAACAAATTTTGGAACATACATAGAAGAGATCCTAGCTTTTGAACAATCGCTAAGACACCGTCTTCGTCACCATCATCAAAGGCTTTGATAAGCGCATTGATATTTCTTAGAATCATTAGGATGAGCTTAATGATTTGAGAGATAATGTATTCGATGAGTGCTAGGATAAGCAACAACAAAGAAATAATCATAATAATTAAAGCAAAAATCGGAAACAGATTCAAGAAGGCCGGAATACAACGAGTAAACAATCTATTCAAAGCTCTAATAAGTTTGAATGGATTCATCAAGGCACATAGCACTTCAATAATACAAATAATAAGTTCCAGAATAGGAAGAAAGAATTTATACAACATTAAGAATGGCATGAACTGGTCCAATAGCTTCATGATAGCATCGAACACATCTTTGCCGAAATTTGGATTCAAGGGTGCTTTTAGGGCGCCCGGTGGAATCAAAAATTGTAACTTCTCTAATAGCTCTAATAAGTTCTCAGGGAATCCATCTGGAAAAGGATTCAAATTGGGCAGTTTTAATGCGAAAGGCGTACCAAACCCAGGAATGGCTGGACCACTCGGGCCATCCGGAACATTAACTGATACATCATTCGGATCACAAGGACTCATTATACTTCTTTATATATCACTTACTTATCTTGTCCTGGAACTTTTGGCTCCAGTGCACCCACTAAGACTTCGTCTACTCCAATAGTTTCTTCTAGGCCATCGACTAACTTAGATGCCCAAACAAGAATCTCGGCATCAATCTTTTCTGCATCTAAACTTTGAACGTCGTAATAATGTAATAAACGACTAGCTACTTTCCATAAATCTCGATGAACATCATCCTGAAGTTGCTTATAAGAGTATTCAGATTCTTCTTCATTGGGATGAGATCCAATGGCTTCTAAAATTCCGGAGGCCAACTTAGTAAGGCCTTGTGCTTTAGCCTCTTCGGCCTGAGCAAGTAGTTTGTTATAAATAACGATATTCAATTTTTTCATGATGATCCTCCGAAGCCTTTCAAATGCATTCTTTCTTGTAGAATAAGTGTGTTGCATTCAATTCTAATGTTTTTATCTGAAGTAAGCGTCATATCTTTTTTAGAATGTATTCTTAATGCTCCTGGAGTCAAAACAGTTACACCCTGACTATCAATTCGAAGCATATGGCAATAGCCTCCAGAACCCATTATTCTTAGATCTAGAACACCTTCTTTGATATTATTGTCTTCAGTGAATCTACTATCTGCTGCGATTCCAAATCCACCAATTTGAAGAAAGACATCTCCTCCTGTAGCTGCAATAATACTTCTTCCATTTTTATCTCGTCCAATATTTGCTACCATACCACCTGCGGTATCAAGCCATACTGATTGCCTATCAACAGTGTTAGCTCCAATGTTTAATTCAATAGAACCATCGAAATTAATAGAGCCACTTCTTCCACCACCATTAGCGCTGTTTCCAGACGTAATTATAGTAGGAGAAACAATATTTTCAAGTTTCTTAATAGTAGATAAATCTACAGTTAATGGGATAACTTCACCTGCTTGAAAGTTCAAATAATCATTGTTTTGATGAACGAAGCATGTCTGAAGAATGTCATGGTAAACCATACCATGACTAATGTGCTGATTAGTAAGTCTGTCCTTAGGAGCGGCGTTGGCACCATCTCCCGTTTTTAATGCGATAGAGCCTCTTCGATTATCTTTATCTATTGGCTGAAATCCTTTTGGAACTGGCTTAATAGCCTGAGCACCAAAACAATCATGGAAAATATCCTGATTATTTTCCAATTGAACTATCTTATCTGGATTACCATTGTCTTCTGGTCCATATGTAGAATAGTTTTCATAACGAGTTAGTAATGGAATATTACCGGCCTCGCTAGAAGCTGGAACATTAATTTTAAACTGCCCTTCTTTATCAATATCAATGAAAAAGCGACTTCTATCTCTTGCGTAGTCTTTGCTAGAAGTAATATCTGGTAGAGCAACGGTACCGCTCTTTCCGCTTAAATCTTTTCTAGTATTGATTTCAAAATGATACGCTAAACTTTTTCTTTGAAGAGCCTTGATATTTAGAAAAGATTTAACTTTGTCAGTACTCTTATCAGACTTAATAGTGTTTTGATCTTTACCAATAGGTAATGGAAATCTATTTAAATCTAAAATATTACCAAAGATATCTACAACAGTTCCCTTGATGCTTTCCATCAAATAATTTGGAGAAACTAAGCTTAAACTAAGAGTATCTGCTCTGCTGACTCGGCGGCTTGGATAGCTATAGTCTTTTCTTTTTTTGGTTCCAGTGTCTGAATAAATAGTAGACTCATTTAGATCGTCTGCAATATTAGATTTATATTGAAACTCATAAATGGTTTCTCTATTTTCTACGAAAGGAGGATTCTTACTTGAGCCAGAAATAATTGGAGAAGAGGTAACCGTTGGATCCATTGAGATAATGTGATACTCTGGTTCGTACCCAGTTCCTTCCAACTTGGAATTTTGACTGAAATTTGTATTCCTAATTAAGTCTCTCTTAATCACGCCATCTATTTTTCTACTGGCTTGAGTAAACTTATAATCGTTATGGAAATTTCTACTCATATAATTTTGAGTAGTGTTTATTTGAATTTTATTTCCATCTGAACCAATAGTAATATGGTTAGATGTGTTGAGAGTTATTCTTGTTCTATCATTAGAACTAATAAGCAATTCGCCTGGCGTTAAAGTAGGAACTTTATTTTTATTTTCAGACAAGAATGATACGAAGTAATATTCACCACCACTACCCAAGCCTACAACAACGGGCGTGCCTATATCTGGGGCGGTGCCAACATAAATACCATTATTATAAAATAAACCATGAGGAGCATCAACGGTTACTGGCGGGTTACTACCAGAGACAGGTGAGTTAAGAAGCTTGACAAAGATCTTTCCCTTTGCTTCATTAAAAGCATGAATCCAGCCTCTTCGTAATAGGCCAACCTCTTCGTTTAATTTATTAGGATTAGTCATTATTTGCCTTGAGCCTTAGCTACGGCTTCTGGAACTTCTTCAAACTTGATCCAGATATCTACTATATATTTGTACAATACGGTTTTTAACTGCGCTCTTTGTTTTAATGAATTTTCTTTATCTCCAGACTTAACTGGATCACCACCACTAGATGAAAATGGGTTAGAAGTAAGTGCGGAGCCTAGGCCAGCTAAAGCTGAGCCAAATCCACTGGCACTTGGGGCGCCTGGTGAAGAAGCTCCCCCACCAGCCATACTGGCCATAGAGAGATAGTTTCTACAAGCATCAATTGCTTTTTGAGATGGTGAATTAAAAACTGCTTCATCTGCCAAATCAACCGGCACTACCTTTACGCTATCTTTAGATAAAACAGGATTACTTGAAGTTCCGTCATTTTTATTATAACTTTGTTTTGGTCCTTGACCCGCAACAGTTAATGAAGTCATTACTTCACCAGCAAATGTTTCAAGATCCGAATCAAGGGTATTGCTTTTATCAAAATAAATTCTAAGTTCCGCAGTTGCCTTGATGTTGTTACCTTTAGTATTATTTGCATTAATCAAATAGGCTGCTGTATAAAGTATGTTGTTAATAGTGGCGGTATTAGCGGCACTAAAAGCAGTTACAGTTTCTTTTGGATCTCCACCTTTATTAAATGGCTTAAGAGATTTTGGATCTCTTAAAACAATTCCAATATCTTTATCATTAGTAGAGCTTGATTGTCTTTGAACAGCAAATCCGGCAACATCTCTGTTCTTATAAAGAATTTTTCCAACAATATCAAGTGGAGTTGGAATGTATTCTCCAGGAGTATGACCATAAGTTAAATCAAGTGTTGTAGTAAATGAACTACCAAATTGAAAATTATGTTTGACGGAAGAAACATAAAATAACATTCCTCTATCTTCCAAGAAAATAACTTCTCCTGGCTGCATAAATTCATTACCAGAAATAGTAACTGAGCCTCTTAAAATATTACGGCGAGCGCGGCTTAACATCATACTAGCGTAAGGAGCACATTGTGTATTTGGATCACTTAGAAACGGAAGATTAAGTGGAGACTGCTCTCTGAACCCATAATTTCTCCATGTATCATAATCAATAGCTGAAGCACTTACCATGCTATTGCCGCCACCAGGAAATACATTCAGATCGGATGGTAAAGTACTATTTGGATTAAGTGGATTCATCTGTCCAATAACAGTTATTGAGGTATAATCTGGTGGAGTCTCACTGATATTTAAGCTTCTAATTTGGGCGCGTTTAATGATGTATCGCTTACCAGAACCAGGACCATAATCGTCATAGGTTTCATCTTCGATCATATGTTCAAAGATTTCTGGAGTATGAGAATTACCATATACGCCTGGCGTTAATAGCCTGCTGGCTGTGCTACTGTCATCATCCAAAGAACGAGCTTCAACTGCATTTGTAACGGCAGAGAATAATAATTTGAGAGCCCTTTGGCGATCGGCAATTTTATCAGCCAACTCCTCAGTTACTTTAAAGACGTCAATGGATGGCCCGGCTGAAGCGGCAGGTTGCCCATTATTAAAAATGTCATTGGCATTTATGAAGGCAGTTCTAGAAATTTTCTGACCTGACTTATTTTGAATTCTTTGAATCAATTTATCAATACGATTGTTATTATTAAATGGAGTGATATCTTGAATACCATATCCTGCCAGTGCTAATTTAGTAGTTATGATGGCATCTAACACTACTTGAAATCTCTGTGTATTAGGAAATATCTGACTTACTTTTGTAACTTGATTTGTTATATTTGCAAAAGTTTCATTATGCTTTAGCTCTTCCCTAGTTAAAGGGTGGGCAGCATCTAAAGCAGTAATTATATCTGTAATAACTCCATTAGTATTAGAGATAAAGTTAAATGGCTCACCTTTATTTGATGTTGCTTTTGAATTGGTAAGAAAGGCAACAGCCTTCCCATCTGCAATAAAATCTGGATCGGGAGTACCATCGGCAGCCGAACCAATACCTAATATTGCGCAATCTAATCTGATTTGGTCTTCTAAAATTTCAACTCTCTGTGTAAGTGTCTTTATCTGATCTCCAAACAAATCATCTAGAAATTGAGGAAATACCTGTAATCCTGTAGACTTTTTTAGAAACATCATTCTATAGAAAATAGAGCCTGGCATTCTATTATACTGAGGCGAGCGTACACGGATGTGCCCCTGTGTATCAGCAAATACCTCCATATTAAGAAGGTCGGCAGTTTGTACAATCTTTTCTTTAACACTGTTAAATTCATTATTGAAAAGCTTAAGGCCTTCACTATTTAATGATTGTTCAAAAGCGGCGATATCATAATCTTTATCGTAAGAATCATCTACAATGAAAAGATTTTTATCTTCATTAGCCCTTACGTTGTAAGACATTCTACGAGTCAAATAATTTATTTGTCGTCTAAGTAATCTACGAGTGGCTGCATCTGATAATTGCTTATTAGGATTTCCTGCATTTAGAAACTCATTAAAATCATATGATACATCACTACCAAATTGCGTTCTTGAGTTGTTGAATTTATCACCTTCTTGGAGACGCGCAATCAGAGCAGTCGTATCTTCTTCAAGTTTATCAGCTTCTGCCTGAGCTTGAAGTTGATTTGCATTATATTTGCTTGTATCAGCAGTTGCAATAGCTTTTCCATTTGCAAATATACGTGCGGCAGCCTTAGCGTCGGCAAGCTTTTTAAGCTTGGCATCTAAATCTTTATTATCTCTTACGTATGAAAATTGAGAACTCATCATACCAGCAAATGACTCTTCACTAATAGATAGTGTTTTAAATGGAATAAAGTTGCCCCAAACAGAATTACTTTTAGCAAGATCGCGTTTTAAAGAATCAAAAAAAGAATAGGCAGAATCTTGTTGACTCTGAGGGTCTCTTTGGAACCCATCAAAATTGGAAACCGCTTTCCAATAATTGGCAAAGTTATAGGGCTGCGCCGTAATTAACAAAGACAAAACATTCATTATATCTTGACCAGCAAATGGTTCTTTACCAATAGATTGATTACCAACTCTATTTGGATTATTTGCCTCAATAGAACTCCCAAATTGAACTAATGTACCAATACCCTCTTTCCATTTATAGACCAACCCATCAGGGGCATAAAAAACTTTACTCAAGGCGCGAGTTGATTCATCAATATGAACATCTTGATCGACATTATCTGAGCGGGCAGGCTTTCCTGCATTTGGACCAAGCTTAAATTTCACAAGAGCCGAGTCTGAATCTTGAGATGTCCCAAGCAAATATTGATTTTCAAGTAATAAAGTTGGAGAGTCCCCGCCGCCTACACTGCTAATAGAATCAAATTTTGATTTAAAAGGGGTTAATGGATCAAACAGTGACCCATTGAATACATCTGAACTTGGTTTAAAATTTATTTTACCCATTTCAAAATAGCCACTATTATCGGTTCCATTTACAGAGACAGTAAACTTACCATCACTCCAACTATCTGATGCGCCTTGGACGATACCTGCGAAAACATGAGTACCTTCTTTTTCATTTACGAACTGATTTCTAATAACTGACCATAAATAATTAGGAAAATCTGAACCAACGAAAGCTGCTTTCTCTACTTGTAGATTAACGCTGCCTCCCGGATTAAAAACAGTATCAAAAGAATTTTTTAAATCAGTAATAGTCTTATTTAGATTTTGAAGAATCCCTGCTCCAGTGAACATATTATTCAATCCGCTAAGTAGCTTGCCATCAAATCTACTTTTGGAGTTCATATAAATATGAACTGTATCCATTGGTTGAATAATAAGCTTACCAGAAAAATTGAATCTAAGCTTACGACGAGCATAGTTAGTAAGTTTGTTGCTTGTTACGAAAGCTCCGCGTGAATTAGCCTCAAGAGAGAGCTTGCTAAAAATAGCTGTAACCAATCTGCCGAATACAGATAGTTCTGATTCTGGGAATAGCGCCTTGATATTGCTATCTGGACCAAGATGTCCCTTACGCTCTGTATCTAATCCATCAAGACCTAGAATCTCTCCATGAATAAGATATGCATCAGAAACGTCTACGCCTCCGCCAAGTCCGCCAATACCAGCAAAAGACGATGCGCTCGCACCGCCACCACCTGTTCCGCCACCATTATAGTTAAACGGAATTTCAAGCCCCTGTCGATCTACAACGGCAACAACTCTGCGGCCTAATAAGGTATCAGGGTTGATCTTAAAACTAATTGGACTTACTTTTCTTAAAGCTCTAAGCTGATTTAATCTTGTAGTAGTATCGGCAATAATTTGATCTGCGCTATTCTTACCGAATTGGAAAATCTTATGATTATAAAAAGAATTAGTGGCATCACTCAATGCTCTTTCAATATCATATTCAGTAATTAACATAGCTTCATAAGGATCCACTATGTTTAAGCTAAAGTTACCTGGAGTTTTAATATCAAGGGTCGCAGAAGTATTTAGATTAGTGAAATTAGTTATCTCAATAACTCCAGTACCTTGTCCGAACTGAGATTGAAACATGTTGGTGGGATCGGTGATCCAGGTTGTTAAACTATTAGTCGTATTGAAAGCATAGACTCTTCTAACTCTATCTATTACCTTAGCAAATTTACTAACATCGCCTGGATTGTTAATTTGTCCAAATAAATCATTCTTGCCGCCACCCAGTAAATCAGGGAACCCAGCATTAGCTTCATCACTTAAGCTAATGATGATTGGCATAAGCTGGTCAGCAACACTACCAACAGACTCTGTAATTTTCTGAATTTTAGATAGTTTTTCTAACGCTGAAATTTGGCGACACTTGTTTTGAAACAAGATCTTCATTGCTTTGAAATACAACTTTTCATCAGCATCCATGAAATCCGGTCTATAGTTTTCGTTGACAGAAGAAAACATTCTCTTCTTAACCAAAACTGTAGCATTTGGTTCTTGCATAAGAACTTCAAATTGCTTAGGGTCTGTATTGAAGGGATCTCTTCTAAGATATCCTTCTTCTACATATCTTCTTTCAGAAGAATGATCGAATTTTTTGGCAAAATCCCCCAATACACCATACTTTTGACCGTCAGTGTCTAGTGTATGATTCTGATTCTCACCAACAGAAAATTGGCTATTTAATTGATTAGCTAATTTGCCTAAAAAACTCATTATTATCCTTACTTAAAACTCACTCTTTATACCAGATATTAATGGCTTGCCAGGAGGGAATGGAACGAGACCGCTGCTAACTTCGGGCTTAAAAGACTTAGGTGATGTATATTGACTTGGACCGTCCTTAGCGCTGTGCGTCCAAGGGAAGTAATTAAGTCTATAACCTCTTCTTTGAGTAGCAACGAATGAAAGGGTGTATTCCATCAAAAAGTTGTCAGCTCTTTCATTAACAGTCATATTATCAAAGAATCCACGATAAACCCAGCCATTGTAAAACATCTCAACTGTAAAGGCCAATTGGGCCAAAGAAGGGATATTCTTTGCTGAAAGGTTATTGTTAGGTGAGCTAACGCCCAAGATTCCTCCCAATAATCCGCCCCCCATTGCAGCAGCAGCTCCTTGGTCCTTGGCTCCAAACAAACCGCCTACGGCCTTGCCTAGGGCCCCACCCGCGCCAGTTACTAAATTATTAGCTAGATCGGCTGAAGCATTGTTTGCAGCTAGAGTCAAACCAACCCCATCGAATGCATATTGTTCCGCACGATAAATTTCATATAAAACGTTAATGCCTTCAACACCAGAGCTTCCTGTAGTTCCAGAGATGCTAAGAGTAGTTAAATCCTCTCCCCAATATTGTAGAGTATATCCACCCTTAGTTCTATCTTTACTGATTAATTTTTTATGACTATAACTTATAGAAGAAGGATTAATAAACATTCTAACGATACCAAATTCAGGAACGAACCAAGTAATGATATTACGTTTAATCTGTCCAGACTTATAGCTAGGAGCCTTATTATAAGGCAAGCCATTACCATCCGCTGAAAAGGTTGCTGGCAACAAAAATCCGTCCGACTTAAAGTTAGATTGTTGGCTTCCAGTAAGTGGATTGTTGTTACTATTTAGATCGAGAGCATTATTAAGGCCCTCAACCCCTTTTACGAAATCATTAAAGCCCATTTTGCTCCTTATTTGGCAATCCCAGATCCCACCGAGGATCCGTTGCTACCATGTCTCATCTTCTCGCCACAATTTATACACATACCTTCTACATGAACCGTAATGTTCTGCCCTGCCGGGGCGTCCTTGCTTTCTGTGGCCCCACTCTGTGGAGTACCATCTTGTCTCTTCTTAGAAGCAGCAGCTCTATTAGCGGCAACGCTTACAGCATCTGCGGAGCTACCTACGGCAGAAGGATAGACAGTCATATCCGGGGCCATCATCTTTTTATCGCCAGCAGCACCACCCGTAGTTGCTAATGTTCCATAAGCGCCTTTCATTGCATCTTCATCACGTGCAATGTTTTGTAATCCTTGCGCTCTAACTAAAGCTGGTTGATCCTTTAGTTCTTTCTTTCTCTTCTCAATATCTGCCATGAATTTTTCATATTCTTTATGAGCATCTTCGGGCTTCTTTGATTTCAATAATTCTTTGATTTTATTAATAGGTGCTTTTAAAGCTGGGCCTAACTCATCAAAAACTTCTTTGAAATTCTTGCCTTGCTCCATGCCCCAAGTTCCAATATTATTGGTGCCATCTCCAAAACGACCAGTTGTATCGCCGCTCATACGAGTAGCCTTAGCCGTACTCTTCTTTAGATTGCGTCTATGTTCTCTATTGTAATCTCCACCAGTAATTGCTGTACCTACTCCGGCCGTAAATCCATGCTGAGCAGTAGTTAGATTAGCCATATTAGCAAAACCCTGATTACCTTGTAGCAACTCTCTAATTTTGGTAAGTTCTGTAACCGATTTTTCTTGCAAGTCTACGCCAGCTTTCATTTTGTCTTCGACAATACTCTTAGATAAATCTTGAACTGAACCACCTTTTTCTCTATCTTTAAAGGCTTCCAAAATTCTCATGGCAGATTGATCATCTTTAGCGAATTTACCCATTGGGCCTTGCTGAAGAATAGCCATTTGCTTTGTCATTTGGGCGGCTGCTTGTGGGCTTTTAGCTGCATCGTCTAAAGTAACGATGTTACCCATTTGCTTCTTCATCTGCGTGCGGACTTTTTCCATTACTTCGTCCATCTTACCTTCACGCATCATCTTTTCGATTTGGAAGCCGCCCACTAATCCACCGGGGCCTCCTGTTTGAGCAGATAGGAAAGATTTTTGAGCTAGAGTCATTCCTTTAATACCTTGAGTCATACCGCTCATAACATCGAGAGCTGTCTTACCACTGATACCAGTCTTCTCTAATGCTCCAAGATAATTGTTCATCATCTTAGCGGCACCTTCAGATTCATTACCAAACATTTTAAACATATCGGCAGTGCTCCTCAAAGCACCTTTAACTTCAGATAGTTCGATACCAAATTTACTAGAAAGCTCACTTATTCTGGCAGTGAATTTAAGCGCCGCCTCTCCCTTTAAATTGTAATTGTCGAATGCCGTTTTTAAATCATCAACAACGTCCGCATAAGCCCTTCCAGAGCCTTTTGCCAATTGGATACTAGCAGTTAACATGCTAGTACTATCATTAGCATTATTACTACTTTTAACAGTAGCTTCTAGGGCGCCGGGTACAGCTCCGAGTTGAGAATAATACTGTTCAACTGCTTTTGCATTTAATCCGGTAGCTCCGGCTGTTTCAGTAAGTGACTTTTGTTGATTCTGCAAAAGCGAATTGATATTGTTTAGATTAGGTCCGGCAGCTTTGAAAATGTTATCTAGGTTACCAGTTTTTGCAGCAAGGTTAACCATAGCATTTTGTAATCTAAGCCCATTATCAGCGCTCTCTAAAAATGAAGCTCCAAATTTACTAAGACCGGCGAGGCTCATTTTACCAACTTCTTCTTTGGTTTTCCCCAACCCCATAGCAATTTTCTTCATAGAGTCTAAAGCTACATTACCAAGAGGCGAGCCATCTACCATATCAGATAAATCTTTCCATTGGCTCGAAAATGTTTCTAATCCAGTGGTATCAACATTAGCAAGTCCATCAAAAGATTTTCTAGCACCAATAATGGCAGAACTTAACATACCAAAAGCGGCAGTTTGCGCTTGCGTCATAGAATGATGATCTTTAAAAGCTCCAGCCGCTTTAGCTAATCTGTTATTAAATTCAGATATAACATTTTTGGCTTCATTCCCTACCCCATTAAAGGCGCCAAGAATTTGAACAGATCTAGCAGTAACTTCATTATAAGATTTTGATTTAGCAATATCTTCTTCTGTAGGGACAGGTACTGTTGGTGTTGTAGGTTCTGTCATTGATTTAAGCCTTAGTAGCTAGGGGTCTGCGTCTTCTTCTTACTTGTGGTTCTTCCTGGGTTGCTTCTTTCACTGGCAGTAGAGAAAGGCTTTGATTTCTTACGATATCAAGAGACTCTTCATATTCTTCTTCCGTTGATTCGTGAACATTGTTGTCGCCCAATATCTGCTTGACAGCCTCTGGATTCCAAAAGGATGCTAATAGATATGCGTGATTCTTGGCAAGTTCCGCATTATCATTTTGATCGGCTATCCAATTATTGAAGAGCCAGACTCTTTGAACCGGGTCCATATCAATTATGAATGGATCATCAGGCAGTTTCTGGTACTTCTTACAAAGGAACCAGGTGAAACGATGTTCCGGTTCATATATTATTTTTTTAGGTCTTCCATTACCTCCTTGACATCTTCATCTGATTTAATAGAGTATTTATCTCTAGCCTCAGTTACCATTATCAAGTATTCATCGTATAATCTATTTAATAAGGCCTCATCCAAACTATCAATTAGTTCTAATTTAGCGTCCATATCATTAGACCCTACAAACTGAACAATATCTAGTCCAGCTACTTGGGTAAGCGAATATGCAAGGAATTGTCTTCTTACTTCAAATGGAGATTGAACAGAGCCATCAAAAGCCGAAGCTTCTAGAATAGCTACCCTCATCTCCTTGGAACTAAGTGTCTGCATAGCGTATTTGTTGCCGTCTATTTCAAATTCTCGCGTGCTTCTACTCATACCCACGAGCATCTCAATGCGGCGCCTGGCTCCCTCGTTTAAACGCACTTTACCGCTTCTACGAGCATCACGAGCCTCCTTAATGGATCTTTCCATTTCAGCTACTTCTTGATTGCTTTCGTGCTCCATTCTTTCTTGAAATTCGAGCGCAGCATCAACTTGAGGGGCGTACCCACCAAGACGACCAGCGGGATTATTACCGGCTGGAGGGCTACCAAATTGCATTCCACCTTCTGGAATATCAAATTCCCTCAATTGTTGACCGGCAAAACTTTTACTACCAATGGGACTATCAAATTTAGGCATATTTAACTCCAAAAACAAAACCTGCTATTGATTATATATCAATAACAGGCTGTTTATTTGTTTATAGGGGAGTTAGATTAGTATAGATCGCCAGAGCTGCCAATGTCAATAAGACCGGCTGCATCAAGAGAACCTCTTCTACCGCTAGATCCAGTGTCAACAAGTTGTTCAATGTTCTGAATAGCTTGGCCACTAACATCGTTACCGCTGATAATGGTACGGTCACCGTTAAGGCCACCACCCATATGTCTAATGCCTCTTTCACCACCAACTGCAACAGGGACACCACCAGAGTTTGGAGAAGTTCCACCGTTAAGAATGCTGAAGATGCTTTCTGCTTCCCAGGTCATAGAGTCAGTGATAACCCAGTCGCTGGTTTGATAAGTGTAATCGATACCGTTGATCCATACGTTCTTGATAACCGTAGAAATTTGAAGAGCTTGTGCTCTCTTTTGTCTATCCAAGATGACAATGTCAAATGGATAAACTTGAGATGCAACGTGAATGAATCCTCTGCTGAAAGCTTCGGTAATTCTTAGTCTGTCAAATCTAACTCTTTGGCAAGTACCAGAGATGTTAGTTGAAACGTTTGGAACAGAATCAATATGACCGTCTGTACCAACTTCATCAATCATCTTAATGCCTCTCTTCTCAGAGATAGCCATGGACTGAATAGCACCGACAGCAGTGTTATTTACCATGATAATGATGTTAGTAGAAATGGCCGTACTGGTCTTGTTAACTGATCCGTTAACTGATGTAGTAGAACCTGTATTTGGTGCAGTAGTCATTTAGTTAGTCCTTATAGTTGTCCCAAACTTACCTTGATATAAATGAAGTTAATTGGGTAGGTTGGTTGAACTCTAACAGTAATGTTCCATTGAGTTGGATCTACATCATCTCTGATGACAGATAAGTCCTTATACTGAGTAATCAATCCTTGAGCTACTAGTGAGTTCATCAAGATGACACCACGAGTATTCAAAATTGCACCAGTATTAACTGATTCTGGGTTTCCAATGAAACCTTCGAATCCTGCTCTCAAGGTTTTGGCTACCCTGTCTCTGATAAAGACAATTGAGATTTCTTGCTCTTCTGGGAATCCACTCTGAGTAGTGGTGCGTCCCCAAACGATCTGACCGCCTCCTGCAACTGGCTGCAAGGTAGTGACACCGGCTGTAGCCAAGGCTTCAAGAGTTTGTGGAGAGAATTGCTTATTTCTAAGGATAGTGAATCCGGTTAGAATCTTCTTTGTAAGTGGGTTTTCAAGTCTTACGTCGGCAGCCTCATATCCAGCAGCGGCTGCGGCTAGGTAGAATCCGTCAATCAAGACATTGTCAGAACCAGCTTGAACAACAATCTGGTCTGGATAGAAGTATACAGCTCTGAAGGTGTTACCAAAGGCATCTGGAACAGAGTAGTTAGCCAAGTCTTCAACGTTACCGGCAAGAATGTCGGTTACGGTTTCGCCTTGAATACCTTCTAGGACGCCGATGTCTTCAACAGCGGCCGGCTTAACACCAGTGATGTTGTCAGGGGTCAAACCACTAATTGCTCCCATGAACAAGACTCTTTCTTTCTTGTTACGGATATTGCTCATTGTTATACAGTGAGCTAAAGCGGTCTGGAAAATAATGGAGATAGTTTGCTTTGGAAGCGGAACCAGAATGTCACATTCGACCTTTTCAAGAGCATCGAAGGCATTGATCCAGCCTGCATCGTAGAAGCTTGCATCTCTAGAGTCAACGATAGTTACTCTTAGACCATATCCGTTTGGAACTACGTTGTGGTTAACAACAACATAGCTGCTCGTAAGTGTTGGGTCTAGAACTTCGAATTCAAGATCACTTTCGTTAACGATAGCCTTAGTGATAGTTAGCTTGTGAGGATATACAGTTCCACCAGAAACATATGCAGAGTTACCCGTTGAACCATTTAAGGTGAATGTATTTGCACCAGTGCTGACAACCTGGAAAGTTCCGTTAGCTGCCGTGTTACCAACAACACCAGAGATGGTTACGGTGTCCTGAGAGGATAAACCGTGAGCAGTGCTGGTTGTAATTTCAATTGGAGATGCATTTGTTGCACCAGTTACAGTGAATGTAGGTGCAGCAGAAATATCATATAGGCCAAGGTTACCAACTGGCTGTGCTGCCGTGAAGTTAGTAGTTGGGCCAGTAATCTCTAGCTTGTACCCTAAGATACCTGCGATAGCGTTAGTATTAACAGAAGCGCTCTTAACAGTTGCTTGACCAGTTGTAGCACCAACAGTGGTGATGTAACCGTCAGTACCTGCGCCACCGCCGACTGGTAATCCAGTAACTGGATCAATTACACGGAAGGAGGCCGTTGGAGTTGCAACGTTAATGAAGTCTGATAAGTAAACTGGATTAGCTTGTAGAGTAGATGGAGAGAAAATGCTATCATCGGCTACGACATAAAGTTTACCATTTTGAACTGCGGTAACATTGAAGATACCGAAGTTAGCGGAGTTATTAGACTCAGTAATCTTTAGAGCTTTTCCTACGTAAGTGGAATCAAAAGTAATAGAAGCAGAGCTAAATAGACCTTGATTGTTGAAAGCTAAGTTTCTACCGATGTAACCATCTTCACCATAATTAAGGGCCTCAAGGCTTTCTTTTACAGTATAGAAGTAGGAGTGACCGCCTGGAGCAGGTACGTCATCAAAAATAAATTGTTGAGTAGTTGGTTGGCCGGACTCATCTAATTGGTAGTAATCAAACTTGTTAGGAAGAATTTGGGTTTCAGTGTTAGTTGCATTGTTTCTAACAAAGAAGTGGATGTTGGAGTTAAGGTCCGGAATAACACCGAATGGCAACGGAAAAGTGAACTCATCTGTATCTAGAGCCAAAGCATTTACTTCGCTGTTTAATAGATAAGAGGTTCTTCTTGGCAGTGGAGGAGCAGCCTGAACCGTTAACAAGGCTGGAGCCTGGTTAGCGAAAGCTAATTGAGCGCCCAAAGCAAGATTGTTGCTTAGGCTTGGAAGACCGTGCCTTCTGACAACGTCACCAAGACCTTGAACAAGAAGAGGGTCATTCAAAATAGCGACTGGAATATAATTTGCAGTTAAAGAGTCGTTTCTTGATAGAACTCCGCTAGCAATTACAACTGTGAATGCATCACCTTCTCTAAAGACTGGAGTGGTCTCGGTAATAGAGAAACTAATAACACCGTTAGAAACAACAGTACCGTCAGCAAGCCAAATGATTGGATTGCCATTAGCATCTAACTTAGAACCGGAGACGGAACCGAAAGCTAGGAAGGAAGCAGTGTTTGCAATTGGTTGATTAAGAGAGTTTCTTTGAACCTTGACACATCTAACAGTCCAGGTCTCTGGAAGAGCATTGGCATCAACCAAAGTTAGGCTAGAAAGAGAGCCTTGACCTACGTTAGTAGAAAGAGCCGTCCAGAAAGAACCGCCTTGGTCAAATAAATGACCACGTTGTAGTTCCAGTTTACCTGTAGTAATATCAATTCTGTAATCGTATTTACTGCTAAATGGATTAGAATCAATAAGAGACTCAAGACCATTAAGTGGAATTCCATTCTTAAATATAGAAACTCTGTTAGAAACTAATGGGAAATTAACAAGTTGGAAGTGTCTTCCGTCTCGGCCAGTAGTGCCGGTATAACTTGAATTTAAACCATCTTGGCCGCCGCCAAGGGCTTGCGAAACGATAGTTTCGTCGGTAGAGCCTTCACCGATCATTGCAGCTATACGTGAACCACCAGGAACGGATACTCCACGTGATTGAGTTATTACGTCAGTAAAAACTCCTGGTAGGACATTTGTTGCGCCTGGTATGTTAGCCATATTGAATCCTTATCACTCGGTTTTGTAGATTGTATCATTAAAATGTATTAATATTCCTATTCTTGGCGATATATTAGCACATTTTATTGTCTTACCTGGGGTTGAAACTTTTCGAATTGTAGAACCGCTTCGAATCTTCTCTATTTTACATGTTTAGTAGCATATCTGACAAGCTAACATCAGTATTAGCTGTAAGATTAGCTGGTACAGGGGTTCCAGGGCTTGATAGTTCTTCAAAGGTTACAGTGAAGAAAATAGCATCAATCACGTTACCTACTGGGATTTCTCTTCTCCACTCGGTTCTTATATCTAATGTGAGAGTTTGCCTAAATAGCTTGTCGTTTCTATCATCTCCCTCGCTGGCAGCACCAATACTAATTGGTTTAATTATGATTCCGATATCCTCAATTGTCTCAAATGTTACTTCTGTAAAGCACATTGCAATAGCTTCGGCGATATCATCTCTTGCCCTTAAGCTTCTAGACATAACATCAATAATAATCGTACCTTCCCAAACTCCAGCCGTTATAAACGAGTGAGGTCTGTGGACAATTGTTTCATTACCATATCCATCTTCATAAATAATATCTTCGTATTGAATACTCTCTTGTTCTCTATTTATTGAAATAGGAACTGATTTAGACCCTCCGCTTTTAACTAAAACGGCTGGATAAAAAATTCCATCTTTACGATAATTCTCACCTATATAAATTCTAGTAGATAATCCTTCTTGATTAGCTCCATTAGCATTATGTTGTGTAGGGATATCGGCACCCGGTGGAAGATCAGTGTGATCTGTTGTGTTAGCAAAGCCCCATTGATCTTTTGAAAAATGATAATAATCGTCCTTGGAGAAAAAATCTCTTAAGGTTGAAATGATAATTTCTTTTGGAAATACCAGCATTGATGCCTGTACAAAATTGTGCAGACCCATCAAGTTAGATTTGAAGAAATTATTAGTTGACATTTAGTTTATACACCTTGAGATTTTTTCCATGCTAAAAATTGCTTAAACAACTCATCATCAGTCTCTTTTCCAGGCCTTTTATCCGGATCAATAGCCTGTGCCACTTTATTAGTAATTACAGGTTTAGCAATAGCTGGAGGCCTATCAGGTCTTCTGATTTTTTCAGTGGTATCAGTATTACCACTACCACTACCACTACCACTACCATTACCAGAATTACCATTACCAGAATTGGTATTACCAGAGCTACTTGAATTACCTGAATCATTATCAGGTTCAAGTTGAGGTACAACCACAACTCCCTTAGCCTCATCTTGTTGCTTAACTAGAACAGCATTATTAGCTATTAATTGATTAAATGAGGCTTTTGAAACTACAAAATATCCTTCTTCAGAATCTTTATTTGTTTCAAAGTGTTCTATAATAAATCCATCAGGTAAACTAGGTATATCTTTTGCGGTTTTATAAGCTACATTCTTCATTTTATTGTATCCATGAAATTTCTACAAAACCAGAACCGCCCGGACCACCGGCAGAACCGTCATGTGTATTGTTATAATCGCGACCTTCACCACC